ATGCCTAACTTGTTCCTGCTGGATTCATTCTCCAAAAACCTCCTTTTTGAACTGAGGGAGCCAAAAGTCACGAGTCTGCTGTAAACTTGGCCTAAGGAAAGGTCGAGCATTTACTCCTTTAGTTTTAATCTTTTCAACAACATATTTTACAAAAGCTCCTCCTTTTTTTCCAGATATGATTCCTTTTCTGCTTGCCCATTCTTCAATGTCAGAAAAAGATACATCTCTTGGAGTATTTCCAAATTCCAAATCACTATTTGATATTAATAAACTATTACAAACAAAAGAGTGAAAGTTCTTTACTTGAATATCATAATATTTCATATAAGGATGCTCGTTTGTCATTTTATATTGTTTTCTTTTTACTGAAATAATTTTTGCTTTTTTAAATTTATTTAAATCAATAAAACTTTTAGTAGATGGATCACATTGTAAATAATAAACATTCTCTAAAGGATTAGAATTAATTTGTTTGCTAAATCTCTTATTAACAAAATGGAAATGTATTATCCTCAACTTAGGATTTAACTTTAATAATTTTTTATCCCTTTTAATATCTTTCTCTTGATCTTGATGCCAATAAGCACCATCACATTCTATGATAAGATTTAATTCTGGAATGAAAAAATCTACAAATAAACGACCTATAGAATATTGAAATTCATATTCGAATCCTAATCTTTTAATAAACCCCTCTACTTCCTTTTCTATTGAAGTTTTATACCCTTTCTTTGCTAATATTCTATTTGGATGTTTTTCAGGGTTATCTTTAAACCTCTTTTTATGGATTTCTGACAATCTTTGTTTTAATTCTTCAGAATATTTATTACCATAATTAGGATTCCCCTCCCCCCCTTTTGACAAATCATAACATTTTTGTGAACAAAATATATATCTCTTTTTCATTTCATAATCTCTTTTTCTTATTTTATAATTTTTATGGCATTGTTTACAGATTAGATTTACAGTTTTAGATAAGAAAATACCTTTATTTGGCCCTTGCTTTCTAAGTTTAAATATAAAATTTCCTACTTTTAATTTTCCTGCTTCAATCCAAAAAGTACACCCATCTTCATTTACTGACATTACTTTATGATCTAAAGATAATTTAATTGTATGGTGATAATCTTTTCTATATTCTGCAACAATTTCAACATAATCTGGTTTTTCTATTGCAGGAAATGAATTTATAGCTTCTATTTCTTCAAATCTCCCTGATTGAGTCATAACTTCATCTCCTACTTTTAAAGCACCAATACAAATTCTGCCCCTTTTTGTTTCTACCCTATGTTCCCTTGAACCTAAAACACAAGAATAAGGCGCTTTGGAGGTAAGCACATATTCACTATATTATTTCTTAAATAGCCAGTATCAAAAGGAGCATAATCAATTGCCAATTCTTCCATCTTAAACATACATTTCATCAAGACTCTTTTAGATTTGTCAATAGTATCTCTTTTTCCTTTATCTAATCCTTTTAGTTCGATGTTAAAATTTATCATCTTCTTTATATTTTTTAATTTGGGGGGAGTAATATTTACATCCAACATTATATCCTGAACAATCATAACATCCTACTTCCAAATATCCTCCTACATTTTTGCCATTATTTAATATTCTTTCTGTTTTTGCAATATTGAAATGCCAGCATATATCTTCAATAGTTTTCATTGTGCATTCTTGCGAAAAACCCATAAATCCGACATCTCCTTGTATCTGTTCGCCATCAATCTGGGAAAGAAGTCTCCATCTTTCTGAATTATATTCGATTTCATAAAATGTTGCATCTTTTTCAATATCTATTCCAGAATCATGTTTTACAAATAGTTTACCATCACCTATCTTGACGTTCCCTAAATTGCCTTTGTCGAGGTCTTTTTTAGTTACCCATTGTATGTCCCCTTTTAGCGTAGAAGTCGTTGTAGAAGTAGAGGTTGTCCTTCCATTGGAGTCTAATGTTCGGGTTGATGTCCTGAGAGTTACATTTATTCCTTTAAAATCTAAATACTCTTTAAATATCCTTCTAAATTCAGTTCCTATGTTTCCCGGATTTCTTGTAGTTACCATATTAATCTCTCTTTAACTTTTGTTGATTTAATGATGAACAGTAAATGTTACGATTTTATGCACACGAATAGTTACCACCCAAGTTAGTTAATATTGTTGCGATTCTTTTATTTGATTGATTTATTACCTCTTTAATATTGACATATTGTTCTCCTACAGTCGCGCTGAAAGAAGACAGGGTATAACTCGTTACTGCATCATATGAGCCATTTCCTATGCAAACCAAGGCCATCACTCCCCCAATCATTGCAGCCAGTTCCTGAACTTGTGCAGGAATAGAAGTATAACCATGAGTATAAGTAATTTTAACATTTCGTTTACCGTTTGGAACAGTTGAAGAAGTAAGAATAACTCTGCCATCTTCATCAAGAGAAATGTAATCCGAATCCACTGTTGAGTCAACATCTCCTGTATTATCCAAATATTGGACTGAAGTGATAGACTGAACGCTTTGATTACTTAATTCAAACTCTGGGAGATTATCGAGTTGAGTTCCAGGATAACCATTTGTGTAACCGTCAAAATATTCAATAGATGTTTTTACGCTTCCGAAATAATTCTGAGTTAATTTTTCTACTTCTCTCGCAGCAGGAGCAAGGTAAGTGTTAAGCAGTGTATCGCTAAGATTAGGAGAATATGTATAAGAGATATAAAGTTTATCAGTTCCTAATTTAGTGACTCCTGCGGAAGTAAGCAGTATTCTTCCATCGTCTTTATAAATTGTATAATCGCTTCCTTCAGACATAGTATTTAAATCGTTATCTCCTGAAGCGCCATATTTAACAGAATATGAATCAGTCAAAATATTTCCATTATCAGAATCAAAAGAAGTCTCTGAACTATCTCCTGTGCCTAATTCCTCCAACATTATCTCAACTCCCATACCTGCAAATCTTGCTATTTGAAGCGTTGTGCAATAAGTATCTCCTGAAGCCGCAGTTGACGAAGTCCAGTAATCTATTGAAATAACTTGATCGTCCCAAACAGCGTTTAAAAAGGTTATTGTATTTGTATCTGTATCAAGAGTAAAATCAGAAACAGGCTGAAGTATTGCTCTTGCTATAAGAATCTGCATATTTGCAAGGATAGCATTATCATTAGTAAGAACATAAGTTCTATTTTTATCTTCCGAGCTTCCGCTTAAATCACTTCCTGCCTTTTGCTCATGCCGGGGGATATACGTTGTCATGTTTTCAGTTAATATTTGTTGATTTTGTTAAATAATCTATTGAAATAACCTGGTCGTCCCAAACTTTGTTTACAAATGTAAGTGTGTTTGTTGGAACATCAAGCGTGAAATCTGTAATAGGTTGAAGGATAGCACCACTTATAAGTATTTGCATGTGAGGGAATACAGCATCATCATTGGAAAGTTCAATTGTTCTGTTTTCGTCACCGCTGCTTCCGCTTAAGTCTGCACCTGTCTTTTGTTCATGTCGATGGAGATAGTCCATTCATATTGCCTCACAACCATCAATAGAGCAAAGCCATTTACTTACTCCTTGATTATTTGGTTTAATCTCAGAGTCTATTATAACTTCTGTTTCAATCAGGACAGGGATTGCTTCTTTACAATAAAAATTAACTCTTCCAGTAGTCGTATTATAAACTTCACTACAATAAGAGTATCTTATATCTGAAGCAGTTTGGCAGGCATACATTCCTTCATGTTCTCCAGTTTCCTGAAATTCCCAGCCAGAATAACATCTGCTTACTTCTCCTGTTTCGTTCAAAACATACTGAGCTCCGTTGCTAAGTATCAGGATAACGCTTAAAATTCCGATTATTATTTTTGCTGTTTCCATAGTATCACCTATTTATGTACAAGTGCAGTATCCTGTAGCATTTATTGTATCTGTGCAAGTCCCAAGGTTGCCATCTGATTTAATACAAACTACTTTTCCTGCTCCATCATCTTTAATTCCGGTTATTTTAGTTTCGCCATAAAAATATGCTTCAGTCTCATTGAATCTGGCAGCATTATAATTATTATTTCTAATATAAACCTGACCTGCTCGAGATCCAGAGGAGATAAATAATTCTGTAGTGCTTGCTCGAATCATATATGAAGTAAGCCCTTCTCTCCATACATCAGCATAATTTGTTTGTCCAGGGAATGTCCCCATTCTAATGGTTGGAGTTGCACCAGGAGTATGAACGCTGAAATTACCATCAATGATATTTAAACTACCATTTAAGACATAATCACCTAATGCTTCATCTCCATAATTTTTAGCAAATTTATCTTCAATCCTATCTTCATCCACTGTCCCTGAAGTAATCTGGCTTCCTGCAATAGTTACATTAGTCCAAGAATCTGCTTTAAATTCTTCAGCAGTGATATCATAACTTCCCACATCCCAATTACTTGTTAATTCTCTTGTCCCATCTTTTGTAAGATAAATTGAAAGGTCAGGAATTCCGCCAGCAGCAGCAATACCCTCTCTTAAATCTATCCAGCCATCAGAGTCCCATACACTATCTGTTCTTCTTGCGCAATAAATATGATGAACAACACTTACATATTGGTCAGAACTGGGAAGAGTATAATCTGGCACCCCTTCTTTGCACGCTGCCAAAGTTGTATATGTTGTCCCAGTTAAAAGAGGAGATAACTGATGAATCTTTGTATTAGTATTAAAATTCATACTATAAACAGGGTATTGTCTATAAACTGTTCCATCACATGCAACCAAATCAGTGCCATTATCACAATGAGTAATATTCAGTCCTGTTATATTTGTATGAGTCCAATCTCCAGCTGTATGATGAACAAGATGTAATCCATTAACAAGTGAGGCCCTTGATTCTGTGGGCATATATGAATTTATATAAACAAAATGTCCGCTTGAAATATTGAAAGAAGGGAATGTATCAGTTGTTATACTCAATCCCTCACATACAGAAAGATGGCTATCTGAAGCGCATAAAACATTAATCTGTCTTTCTTTTCTATCTGTAAGTTCAATTATAGCGGCCCCCCCAACTTCTTCAACGGTGCCATCTATTGCATAAACATCAAACAATCTGGCATAATCTCCTGGAGCTCTGTCTGCTGAAAAATAATTAGCAAAAGTATCTGAAATCATATCACAAGAACTATTAAAATAATAAACTGTATGTTGATCATCTGTAACATTCATATCTGCTTCAGACAATTCGCAATATGTTTCAGTTCCATCAGTACTGACAATCCTTGAAATAATATCTGGATAATGAATTTCTAATAATGAATTGATTGTGATATTTGCATTTCCAGTTGTTGCGACAGTTTCAGAACTATATAATATTCCGCTTTCTATTCCACCTGTAATCGGTTGACCATAAAAATAATCGTCAGTTGTTACACTACCATTTATATGAAAACTTCCATCAGAATCTAATCTCATCTTCTCACTGCGTGCTCCATTATGTCGAGTATCAAACACCATATCCCCACTGATGGAATCGTTAGAATGGTTTGTAAATTGTATCATTATCCTTGCTCCTGAATATCTATCTCCATCTGCATCCACTGTTTGCCAGGAATAACCTGCCCAATTATCATCTGTAGTATCGGTATTTACAACAGTTATTAATGCTTTTACATTATCAACATCAGATGTGCTTTCTTCTTTAACTGCTTGAAGTATATTTCTTAAATTTGTGCTTGCACCGACACCCAATTTTCCTTCTGTCCCATTTGATTCAAAATAGAAGAAATCATTGGCTTGCGAGAGTTGACCATCATTTGTAATAAATACTACTGAACCATTTGTTAATTCGCTTATTGTCAAATTTCCTGTCATGGTATCCCCATCTATATCTACCCAACTATCAGTGCAAGTGACTGAATCATTTAATTGAGTAATCGCACTTCCAGAGGGGCAAGCAGCAGGATAATTTTGGTTATCAGTCCAGTTTTGTGCTCCATCAAATTCAAGAGCTTTTGATGTTCCTGGTGTTTCAGTATTACCATAAAAATATGATTGTGTTTCATTGAATCTTGCAGCGTTATAATTGGCATTCCTGATATAAACATATCCTGCCCTGGATTCTGAGGAGAGAAATAATTCAGTAGGGCTTGCACGGATCATATAATTACTATACCCTTCTCTCCACATATCAGCATAATTTGTTTGCCCTGGGAATGTTCCTATCCTTACTGTAGCATCTGAGCCAGGGGTATGAGCGCTGAAATTACCTTCTATATCAACAGTCCCATTTATTACAGTATTAATATTAAGTTTATAAGGATATATATCTTTAAATATTTCATCTTTAAAACTGGAATTAGTGAACGTAGCACCAGAAGTATTTATAGTTTGATTCCCAGTTATAATATTATTATAAAACGCCATATTATCTATTGTAGAATTTCTTAAACTTATTCCTACAATATTATCAATGATCATGTTATCATGTATTTGATAATTTTGTGATGAATTTGCTGAATTGCAATGTATAGATAACGGATAAGATGTTGAATCTATAATTAAATTATCATGCACTTGAACATTTTTGTATGTTTCAGTGGTAGGGATATTTATTCCAATGTAAGGATTATATATCTGATTTCCTGCTATTCTTAACCCTTCAACACTTACATATTCATGGAAATTAATACCGCTTCCTCCTTCTTGAACAAGTCCATTATTCCAGATCTCATTATCAATAATATTGATATCAGTAAATCCATAACTCCAATATGGGGAATGAGCAGATAATTTAATCTGTGAATTTTTTAATATATTATTTGCAATCAATACACTATGGAAATTTGTATCTCTTCCTGCTTGTTTAGTAAATGTTTCAAGAGTTATACCAGAACTGCAATTAGTAGATTCTATATAATTATTTGTAATTCTGCAATTATAACAAGTTCCTGAAGTAAACATGATATGATATTGAGAACTGTTTGATATCCCAGTAGAGATTAAAATATTATTATCAAAGATTCCCCATTCACCTGAAAAATCAATAAAGTCTCCTCCATCCCAGGTATCTTTAGTGAATTTACTGTTTTTTATTGTGAAATAATTAAATGAAGGATAAGCTCCACCTGTTAGGATTGGATTTCCTCTTGAGTTTTCAATCCAGATATAATCAATAGTAGTATAATTTGCTGTATGCCCTGTATCATGCATAAAAGCTATTGAGATAGAAGCATTTTTATCATTGGAATCTATCTTAAAATCTTTTAATAAAGTATAATCAATATGAGCAGGATTTATAATTACATGAGTTCTGGTTCCTCCAAATGTTGGTTTAAGAATTGTAGCCCATCCTTCCCCAATTAAACTTATATGATCATAAGATATATTAAGTGGCATATCTATCTCATATTCTCCAGATAATAATTGGACGATACCTCCACCTAAAACACCGACAGAATCTAAACAGGTTTGAATACCTGCTCTATTATCTTCTGGTGATGCTGTGCAAATAGTGTTATTATAAATTATATTCTTAAAATATCCAGTAGTAGCATTAATTTCAGTGCCAGTAAAATATTCATAACTGACATTACCTAAAGAAGTAATATCTAATGGAGTATTTAAATTATCCCAGTAAGAAGAACTGTTAGTATAATAAGAATAATTAGCGTCATTTATCACTGTAGCAGTATCTAAAACCGCGTTTCCGTCTTGATAAAGGTTAGTAGCATTAATATCACTCCCATTGATGATATTATAATAATTCCTTAGGTCAATATCATCCTGTGGCGTAAACGCTAAAGAAGCCATTGCAAATAATACAATCATTCCAAATAAAGTAAACTTCTTCATTTTTTCTTTGGTTTAGCTTTTGATTTTGGTTTGGCTTTCTTATGGCTATTGTTTCTTTTGCCATCATCTTTAAGGTCTTCTTTCAAATCCTTGACTCTTGCTTTAGATTTTTCGTCTAATTCAGATACATCAATCATTTCTTTCTTTTCTTTTTTAAGTCTATTGATTCGCTTTTTCATTTCTTCCTTAGATGCCATTTTCTTCTCTTTTGAACAATCACTGCAAGCCTCACCATTTTTAGGAATACATGAACATTCTTTCGTGTTCTCTTTAACCTTTTCAAGTTCAGGATCAAGATGTAATATTCCAAGAGTTTTCAAGACTTCAAACTCTTCGTCTGGCTTTACTGCAAGCCAAGTTCTGTCAATCTTAAGATGTTTTGTTCGTTTTGATATGTTTTTAAATTTCATTGTTTTACCTCATTTGAATATTTTGTCTATTGCTTTTACAAGAGTACCGCCAATTATTGCAGCAATTATCGAAACTGATGCAATCACTCCTTTGAATTTTAATCGAAATTCAGTATTTTTTCTTACAGCAGGTTTAATATCTTCTTTTATCATCTCTATCAGATTATCCATTTTCTCTGCAAGAACTGCATTAGTGATTTTTGCCAATTTAAGCGACCACCACGTTTCCGTCATTGCTAATAGGTGCCCATTTTACTATGAATCTGATAACTCCTGCCGTGACATTTGCAGTTGCTACAGTCAAAATGACATCTTGATTTACTATATTTCTTTTTGTTACACTGGTAAGCTCTACGCTTGCATCTGGGGTGCCATCATGCCATATTTCGTTTACTATAAGTGTTGTTCCAACAGCTTGCGCAAGTATTCCTGCGGTTGTGATTGCAGTTCCTAATTCAATTGTAGCAGAAGCTCCAGTCAGGCTTGTCTCACAAACAGCGATTATTGACATTTCAACAGTTCCTGTTACTGTTAGAAGGGTAACAGGGTTTCCAGTGCCGTCATAATCCCCTATTGCGTTTACCGTTCCGCCATCAAAAGTGACAGTTGTCTCAAGAGCTTTGTATTGGGGCCAGAGATTGTTTGTCAACGCCTGAACCGTGTTAGTGCTTACTCCTAATCTTTCCAATGATTCTAATGGATTTACCATGTTTATTTCCTCCTTGCTTTATTTATGTCTGTTCCGTCAAGGTTTCAGACGAATGATAAAAAATAAAAAAGATAAACCTATTCAAACAATATCCTACTGATTTTCTGATAACATAATGTCATGTCGTCTGCTGCGCCTGCAAGAGACTGAACACCAACATAAGGAATAAAATCGATATTATCTGTAAGCACAGTACTAATGTACTTCTCTACATTGTTTATGTAGAAATGCGCTTTCCTGCTTGAATCTATCTCAATCCTTAAATTATAATTTGTGCTTGCAGCAAGTGCAACGCCTGAATCAGTTGTAGTATCAGTTCCTGCAATGCTTGAGATAATCTGGATATTTGTGTCTGGCACATCAGTGTCAAACCTGAAATATACTTGGTCGTCATCTGTAGCGATTGTAGGGTCATTAGTTAATTTAAGCCCAGCCCAAATAAGTATAGTAGCGATACTTGCACCTGTTCTGATAGCCACTTCCCAGATAACTTGATTCTCTGTTCCCCACAGTACGCCAGTCCAAGCAGACTGTTTTGAGTCTAAATGAGGAAGTATAATCAGTTGATCGTTGTCTGCGCCACCAGTAGTCATTTTTACTCCGCCAGCGATTGTGTCCCAACTAAAATCTGCAATGTCTGCATTTGTTCCAAGAATCTCAAAATCTTTATTAGCTGCATTACTTGCTGTTTTAATAACAGTATTTGCTGCTGCTGTTGCATCTGCATCAGTAAAAGCTGCATTGATAACTGCATTCGCATCTGGTAATTTTGTGAAGAATTCTTCTAAATAATATCTGCCAGGTGATTTCCTAACATTTCCATTGAATGATATGTCTGATGCAAATTTGTATTTATCATAAGTATATGGTGGTGCTGCCACTTGACCGATAGGGTCACTCACAAATCCTTCTGTTGCCATTTTTCTTTCTCCCTGAGAGTTGTTTGCCCCTCTGTAGTTTACAGAGTGCTTTCACCATGCAGTCTCAGGCTACATGATACGGTTATCACTAAAATAATAAAAATAAAAAAATATGGCTATTTAATAGCCGATTATGGTTATGTTATGGATTCCAGTTGTGATGGTTCCAAGAGTGATAATTCCTGTTGCAGGATCCCAAGTGGAATCTTTATCTGCTCCTGCATCATCCTGAACAAGTGTGTTAAGGATTTGTGTTATTACCATACCTTTTCCATCAGTTGCATCCGTCAATAGGTCGATTGTATAACCTGTTGCGGTTGTAGCGGCGCCTTGAATAGTGATTATCTTCAAATCACCACAATGCCCAACTTTCCTGAATGTTTCAGTTACTGCGGTCATGTTCTTTTACCTCCTCATGCAATGCCGTACATCTGTGAACAGCTTGCTTCGAATGTGTTTACTGGAGTGATGTATTCTTTCAGCATGTAGACTTCCCCGTCTGCATCAGTGTATTTCTCTTCATAGGTCAAGTCTTGAAGGACTGCCATAAAGATGTATCTCATGTCAAGGAACAAAATCCTTTTCCCGTTAGCTGTAGTTGGCATATACCTATCTTTGATGAACATTACATCATCGAACCCGAAAGCTCCAGGTATACCGAAACCAAGCATTTCCTGAGATGGATTAATGTTTCTTTGGAAATCCTGTAGCAAACCTTTGATATAATTGTGAGTGGTTGCATCAGTTATTGCCAAATTGACATTACCATTTGCATTAAATGTGGTTGCCAGTTCTGCCCTTATCAGTGGAAGTGTAGGAAGTCCGCCACTTCTGTTTGTGGTATTTGTGGTAATCAGTTGAATCATACCATTTGGTTCATAAACAGTTGTGCTTGCATCTCCGTTAATAAGCGCATCTTCTTCAGCTTCGTAAATAGATATTGTTTTTACAGATAAGTCAAGCTGTGTAGGGTCAATAAATCCTCTCATTCCTGCAATTGCTGGCCCTGATACGCTACCTTTAGCATACAAGAACTTAATTGCGACAGATTTCCTGTCATAGGTATCTTCTACAGCGCTGAGTGCTGCATTTTCTCCTGCCCAGAATGCTCCGCCTTTTGCAGTAAGAGGGATGTAATCATATGTCAAACCTTTTACAGCTCTACGAGGAACCATTGTCCTAAACGGAAGTATTCTACTTGTCCTGTCAACTATTGTTGGGTCTGGATAAATTGGCACTAATGCTGTACCTGCTGTTCCTGCTCCGCCTGTCTGTGAATCTATGGAAACCTTATTAATATCATAAGTCTTTAATGCGATTTCCCTTCTGTTGTCAACTCTGTCAAATGGATTGTAATATTCTTTTGACACTCCACCGAATGAGTCTTTTCCGATAACTCCTGCATTGAACCTTGACTTGCAAAGTTCTTCACTGAAGCCATCTTCCCGATCTTTGAATATTGCTTTCATTGTTATTACCTCTTTATGCGTTCATTATAGGGAGTTTACCTTCTTTTAATGCTGTTTCAGCATCTTCCCTACCTTTCTGTGCGTTTTCGTCAGCTATTTTCTGTTTTTCAAGAGATTCTTTTCCAGCTTCTTTAGCTTTCTTCTCTGATTCTGCAACTTTAGCTTCTGCATCTACAACTGCTTTCTCTGATTCTTCAACTTTTTCTTCAGCTTCGTCTTTTGCTTTTTCTGAATCTTCAACATCTTTTTTCAGTTTAGCAAGTTCAGAATCTTTTGTTTCAAGCTGTTTCTCAAAGTCAGCGATTTTCTCAGTATATTCGCTTTCTTTCTTTTCCACAGCCATATCAATATCTTTCTGTGTTAGTTCCATAATCTCACCCTTGTTTGTTTTAAATGATTTTGCCATAGCCAACATAGCCCTGCCATGACGATTACTGGGAATTGCCACAAAACTGGCTTCCAATAATTCTAAGTCTGTAAATGTGCGCATAGAATCGCCGTTTATCTTTTCATCCTCCTCATATTCTTTTACGATTGCGCCAATAGAAATTCCTATCTCTGCACCTTCATCCAGCATGCCTTTTATCTCTTTTGCTTTTTTGTTTGAAGGGAAAAACTTTGGTTCTGCAACGAGGACAGTATGACCATCAAGCTCTTTCAATCTCATATTAGTCCATTGAGCAACTTGATTCAATACTTTATTTTCATGGTCAACCAATGCAGCAATATATCCTCCTTTTTTAACTATTTTAGTTAAAGCAGATTTTCCTACTCGTTCTCCATCTCTATCAATAGAAGTATCTGAAAGGACTGCGATATATTTCCCTTTTGATTCTTTCATCACTGGCGCGAAAAGTTCAACATTCATTTCATGAGTTGCTTTATTTGTTCTCATATTATTACCTCTAAACTTTGATTTATTTAAATCCTAACCTTATTTCGGTCTAAATGCGATCGTAGTTCTGCACTGAACGTGAAATGGAGGAGTG